TCAATGCGCGTGATTTTTACCGTAAAGAATACGCCAAAGAACGGGCAAAAGAACGTGCAGACGCCGGTGAAAACACTGGCCAGACTGTGCTAGTGAGGTTTTAACAATGGGCGTTTTTGATTTCTTCAAAGCAAAACCGAAGCCACGGAAGATGGCGCGTGCTTACCACGGGGCAGATACCGGCAGATTATTCAGCGATTTCATCAGCAGCAGCCGGTCAGCCGATAGTGAAATCAAACCGTCACTGCGTATTCTGCGGGACAGATGCCGCGAAATCAGCCGTAATCACCCATATGCCAAGCGTTATTTGCAGATAATGACAACTAACGTGGTCGGTGCAAACGGCATCCGCATACAAGTGCGAAAGCGCAACGATGACGGATCACTCGATAGTGTTGGCAACCGGATCATCGAACAGGCTTGGCAGCAGTGGGGTCGAACCGGCTTTTGCACAGTTGACGGGCGCATTTCGTGGAACCAAGCGCAGCGGCTGTTTTTGGAAACGCTTGCACGCGATGGCGAAGTGCTTATCCAGAAAATCAAAAATCCCGCTGGCAACCCATTTGGCTTTTCGCTGAAATTTCTGGAAGCTGATTATCTTGATGAAGGCTATGATGCGCGGTTGAGCAACGGCAATGAGGTGCGTATGGGTGTCGAATTAGACAAGCGCACCGGCAAGCCGCTGAATTATTATCTATTTGAAGATCACCCGCATCACGATCAGGGCTATGGCAGCGTAACAAAACGCCATCACAAGATCGTATCAGCCGACCAAATTATTCATTGCTATATGCAAGAACGCGCCGGTCAAACACGCGGCGCACCTTGGATGTCAAACGTGCTGTCACGGCTCAAGATGCTTGATGGCTATGAAGAAGCCACGCTGGTAAATGCGCGGGTGGCAGCTTCAAAGATGGGTTTCTTTACCAGCCCCGAAGGTGATGGCTTTATTGGCGATGATTATGACAATCACGCGCCGATAATGGACGCCAGCCCCGGCACGTTCAGCCAGTTGCCAGTCGGAATGGATTTTAAAGCATTCGATCCATCAAGCGGCACAGAGAGTTTCGATGAATTTGAGAAAGCGATTTTGCGCGGCATAGCGTCAGGGCTTGGCGTCAGCTATGTGTCACTGGCAAACAATCTGGAAGGTGTCAGCTATTCATCGATCCGGCAAGGCACCATCGAAGATCGTGATCATTTCAAGATGATCCAACAGTTTATGATCGACCAGTTTATTGATCCGATATACCGCGCTTGGCTAGAAATGGCCATCACAGTTGGCCGCATCAATCTGCCAATGGGTAAATATGATTTGTTCGCTGATCAAGTGATTTACCGGCCACGCGGTTTTGCTTGGGTTGACCCGCAAAAAGAAATTCAAGCCAGTGTCACCGCGTTGAACAACGGCATTGTCAGCTTGCAAGATGTTCACAGCCAGTATGGTCGTGATACTGAAGAGATATTTGAACAGATCAACCGCGAGGCGGAACTTGCTGATCGTTATGGCATTGATACGGCGTTTCAGCCATTCGGCACTAAGTTACCAGCACAGCCATCAATCGATGTAGGGCAAGAAGAAGATGGCAACGTATAAAGGCGTCGAAATCAGCTTGAAGCCGACCGAAGGTATGGCAGCCGAAGCGCGTAAATTCAAGAAGTGGCGCGAAGAAGGCAAACAAGGCGGCACAGCCGTTGCAGTGGCGCGTGCCAATCAATTAGCAAACCGGCAAGAACTATCGCCGGAAACAGTGCGCCGGATGCACAGCTTTTTTAGTCGGCACGAAGTTGACAAGCAAGCTGAAGGTTTTAGTGCCGGTGAAGATGGCTACCCGTCAAAAGGTCGCGTTGCTTGGGCGGCGTGGGGCGGTGACGCCGGACAAACGTGGGCAAGGGCAAAAGATGCCGCACTTGACCGCATCGATGAAGGCGAAAGGGGCATTGAAATGTCTGAAGATCACCAGATTGAAAAATCAGATGAAATGGTGCAAGATGCGTCTATGGATAGACACATACAAAACATCACAGAAACCGAAGACACGGTGACAATCACGTTTGGCAAATCAGACGCGCCTGTCACTGAGACAACCGGCTATGATGAAGATGATGAAATGGAACGCTTTGACCGTGGCGAGTTAATATTTCGCGCCGCTGCTGGTGAAATGGTTGACGAAGATGACCGCCGCGTGCGTATGTCACTGTCATCCGAAGAACCAGTTGAACGGTCATTCGGTTATGAGGTTTTGCGGCATACCCGCGAAGCTGTGGATTTGTCACGGATGAACAGCGGCCACGCGCCATTGCTGTTAGATCACGATATGACAAAACAGATTGGCGTCGTCGAACGCACTTATCTTGATGAAGCTGACCGCAGACTACGGGCAGTTGTGCGCTTTGGAAAAAGTGCGCTTGCAAGAGAAGTGTATGATGATGTCAAGGACGGTATCCGATCCAATGTGTCTATTGGCTATCAGATACGTCAAATGGAAGATAAGAGATCTGACGGGACGGTCGGCATCTCTTCGTGGATTCCATACGAAGCAAGCATTGTATCTGTTCCCGCTGACGCTGGTGTCGGTGTGAACCGCAGTGCTAATGTTGAACCAGTGATTAAAGAAAAGGATGACAAAAAAATGTCTGAAGTAAATCACGATGAAATCCGCGAAGCAGCCGCTGAAGCAGCCAAGCGCGATTTCCAAAAGAATGCCAGCGAGATCATCAATCTTGCTGTGAAGCACAACCGCCGCGATCTGGCTGATGAGGCCATCGGTGCGGGGCAGACTGTTGCACAATTCCGCGCAACATTGCTGGACGCCATTGGCGAAGGCAAGCCGCTTGAGCAGTCAGCCGGTGCAATCGATATGTCACCAAAAGAAGAGCGTCAGTATTCATTTATGAAAGCCGTTCGCGGTCTGGTAAATGGATCAGGTCTGAACGGTTTGGAGCGTGAGGTTTCTGAAGAAATCGCAAAGCGTCAAGGTCGCGAAGCACGCGGCTTTTATGCGCCAGATACATTCTGGGGCGGCAAGCGTGATCTGACTATTGGCACAGCCACAGCCGGTGGCCACTTGGTCGGCACAGACCATCTTGGCGATCAGTTTGTTGATGCACTGCGTTCACGCTTGGTGTTCAATGAGCTTGGCGCACGCTTTATGACTGGTCTGCGTGGCGATGTGGCTATTCCAAAGCTGGCAACCGGCGTATCTGCTGGTTTCGTTGCTGAGAATGGCGCAACATCTGAAGTAAACGCTGTGTTCTCACAAATTACGATGGCTCCCAAATCTTTAGGCTGCTTTACGGACGTGTCGAGATTATTACTTATTCAAAGCGATCCAAGTGTAGAGCAGATTGTGCGCGATGACCTATTGAACGCGATTGCACAAAAGGTCGAAGATGTTGCCATCGAAGGCGGCGGCTCAAATGAGCCATCAGGCATCATCGACACTGCTGGCATCGGTTCTGTTGCTATCGGCACCAATGGTGGCGCGATTGCTTGGGATGACATCGTTAACTTGGTCAAAGAAGTTGAAGTTGACAACGCAGCGATCAACGGCAACACACTTGCCTATCTGACAAACCCGAAAGTGAAATCTTTGATGGCATCAACATCAAAGGTCGCTTCAACAGATAGCGTAATGTTGCTGGATGCACCTTGGAACTCGCTCTATGGATACGATTTGGCAGTGACCAACAACGTGCCATCAGATCTGACCAAAGGCACATTGACCACAGCGTCAGCTATGATCTTCGGTGATTTCTCACAGTTGATGATGGGCTTCTTCTCAACACCAGACGTGTTGGTCGATCCATACACAGCCGGTTCAACCGGCGCAGTACGCATCCGCGTAATGCAAGAACTGGACATCGCAGTACGTCACGCGCAATCATTTGCAGCGTGCTTGGACATCGATGCCTAAATCACAAGCGGGGCGGCTTCGGTCGCCCCGTCTTTCCCATAGGGGGCTTTGATGAAGATTAAGTGCAAAAGAAATATCGTGATAAAAGGCGTGGCGCACGTCGTCGGTGATATTGTTGAGGTGACAGACAACATCGGTCTGGATCTGGTAAACACTGGCCGCGTTGAGGTGTATGAAGACAAGATCGGCATCACTGATCGCGCTGTGGGTCTGACAAAGAAATCAGCCGCCAGCCTAGTAAAGCGGAACACAAAGAAAAATGCCAAATAGATATATGAAAATCACAGTGATCAAAGACTGCCAAGCTGGATCAGTGGGCATAATGCTGGCCGGTGAAGATCACGATGTGCGCGAAGATGAAGCGCAAAAGCTGATTGATCGCGGTTATGCAAAACAGTGGTCAGCTAAAATAGCTAAAACAGCTAAAATAGCTGATCAGGATGATGATTAATGGCGGTCGAAAGCGCAGATGATCGTGCCATATTTGTTGGCGTCGATGATTTTGGCGTTGCTGCTACTTACAACGGCGGCACAGTGAATGGCATATTTGACAACGATTTTGTCGAGGTTGACGCTGGTGGCGGTGTTGGGTTTGCCCTACAACAGCCACGCTTTGTTTGCCGCACCGCAGATGTATCCGCAGCCGCTGAAGGCGACACGATTACGATTGACGCCACCGGCTACACCATACGCATTGTGCAAGATGACGGCACTGGTATGACGACACTGGTATTAGAGAAACAATGAGCCACGTTAGACAACAGATACGCGATGACATCGTGACCACGCTGACGGGGCTGACAACAACGGGCAGCAATATATTCCGCAGCCGGATATTTCCGCTGGAAGAAACAAATCTGCCAGCGTTGTGCATATACACCAAGAGCGAGACAAGCGAATATGATACAATCGGCTTGCCACGTTCTGTGAACAGGATTTTGGACGTTGCTGTTGAGGCATACGTCAAAGGCGTGTCAAATTATGACAACACGCTGGACACTATTGCGGTTGAAATGGAAGAAGCCATTGCCGCTGATATAACGCTTGGCGGTCTGGCTAAAGATGCACAGATCACCGCGTTTGAAGCTGATTTTGCGGGTGACGGTGAACAGCCGGT